TTGAGCTTCTTGGGAAGTGCCATAGTTCAATGCTCCTTAGGAGTTCACGCGGGCAGCGAAGTCGACCAGGTAGCGGTCGGTGATGCGCTGACGCAGCAGGAGGTTTTCCAGCGGGGGCACTGGGGTGTAGTCGTAGTCGATGTAGAGCTTGCCAGCCTTCAGGGTGTCCTTGGTGTTGGCTTCTGCATCGAACCGGGCGCGCGCATCGATCAGCAGGCCCAGCGCTTTGAGTTCGCGGAACTTAGCGTTGATGCCTTCGATGATGTCTTTTGCCAGCGACGGGTGCATGGGTTTGTCCACTGCCCACATGTGCGACTCGGCGATGGTGTCGGCCAGGATCTGGGCGGTGCGGGTGTAGTTCTCGAACTGGAACAAGGGGTCTGCGCTGCAGGTGCGGGAACCCCAGAACCGGAAGCCGTCACGCTGGATCAGGGTGGTGACTTCGTTGGCGTTGAGCAGCCCGGCGTCGGTGTTGGGGTCTTGCAGATCCCAGTGCACGTCTTTATTGATGCCGGTTACGCCGTTCACAGCAACGTTAGACAGGGTTTTGTGCCAGCCCACCTGCTGATCGATCTTGGCGCGCAAGCCCATGGCTCGGGCGACAGCGTGAGCGGTGCCAGAGGTTGCGGTGTTCACGTTGAAGGCGACGAAGTCGGGCCAGACAAGCATTAGCTCGCGGGCACCGAAGCCATTGCGGTACATGATGGCGTCTTCGATAGTGGCGCAGCCGTAGCAGCTGGCGTACACGAAGGCCCGCAGCTTCTGGGCAATGCTGATGGTTTCAGCGGTGACGTTCTCAGTGTCGAGGCCGGGCACGCCGATGATGCGGGGTTTTACGCCCAGGTTCTGTTCGGCGGCCAGCAGCGCTTTCAGGCCAGTCTTCTTGCCTTCCGGGGTGACAGTGCCGATCACGTTGGCTTCGGTTTCGTTGGCTTCTGTGCCTTCCTCTACCCGCACCACCACCACCAGGGCGCTGGCCTGGTCGGCAATGGCGTCCAGTGCCGCCGGCAGGGTGCCGGTCGTGCCCGCATCGCCAATCGCGTCCAGGACATTGGTAACCAGAATCGGGGTATTCAGCGGGAAGGCTTCGTTTTCGCCACCGCTGAGCTTGGTGTAGTCCACGATGTTGGCCAGGCCGACACCGGTGCTGCCGTCGTCCAACGCCGCGGATACCAGTGCAGAGGCTTCTGTGCTTTCATTGACGGCAGTCACAACATCCTGAGCTGTGCTGGTGATGACCGCCTCAGCGTCGGTTGCCAGGCTGACGGTTATATCGGTGCCCGATACAGTGACGCCAAGGACAGCGGATGCCGTGCCAGGGTCAATGTAGCGCACCCGGATCTGGTTTCCGTCCGTGCCGGCTTCGGCAGCGGTGTAGACAATGTCGCCGTTCTCGGCAATGGTCCGGATTGCGGCCTCGGCTTTTACGCCAGAGGACGCTTCCGGAGCGGTAGCCACAAGGCCGATGATGGCTGTTGCAACGGTACGGATGGTCCGGGTGCCCTCGTTGATTTCGAGCACTCGAACCCCGTGGTGGTATTGGTCTGGCATAGCGCCTCCTGGTCTGGTTTTGCCGGGGTATAGGTGCCATGATGACCGTTAAGCAGAGTGCTTCCACTGCTCCTTGTTGTCAGGGCTGTTCGCACAACTTCCGGGCCGGATAAAGCGTGCCCGGCTTAGCAGCATCGACCGGATCCTATAGGTGTCTGCGAACTTGGCGTGACCCACCCAGGAGTTGATCCGGTTGCGTATTTCTTCCGGGCCTATTTTCCCTTTCGCGTATTCACGCTGCATGATCTTCAGCCGTGATTTCATCCTTCGAACACTGCCGGTGCGAAGCCTGCGGTGCGTTGTCCACATACGGTAACCCAGAAAATCCAGCGCGCGGCCATTACGGGTGCCCACGGGGAACACCTGGGTTTTGTCATTGAGCTCCAGGGCCAGGTTGTCTTTCAGCCATTGCTCCAGGTGCCGGCGGAGCTGGTGCAGGTGCTGCTTGTCGTGGTGCACGATGATCCAGTCGTCCATGTAACGCATGTAAAAGCGTTCGCGCAGACCCTGCTTTACTTCCTGATCCAGCTCGTGCAGATAAACGTTGGCGGCCAGCTGGCTGGTGAGGTTGCCGATCGGCAGGCCAGGGCCCCAGGAATGGATGATGGCGCTCAGCAGTGCCATGGTTCGCTGGCATTTGATGCGCCTGGCCAGCATCGCCAGGAGGATGTCGTGGTTGATGCTGGGAAAGTATTTGCGCACGTCCGCCTTGAGCACGTAGGCGCGGCCGTGGTTGCGCTCTACCTGGCGGAGCCACTTCTGGGCCTGCAGCGCGCCGGAGTGCATGCCGCGCCCGGGCCGGCAGGCGTAGCTGTGGTGAATGAAACGATTTTCCCAGATGGGTTCGATCGCGGCTACCAGGCTGTGCTGCAGCACGCGGTCACGGAAGGGCAGTGCGGCCACCAGCCGGGTCTTGGGCTCATACACGTAGAATTCCCGGTACTGCCCGGTGTGATACTGGCCCCAGATCAGTTCGTTTTGCAGCTGGATCAGCTCGCCTTCCAGATTGCTTTCAAACTTTAGCACTTCGGCGTGATGCCGCTTGCCCTTGCGTGCCTTCAGATAGCCGTTATACAGGCTCTCGAAATCGTAGATGTTCGGGTACAGGTTGTCGTAGGTCTTCATGCGGGGTCCTTGGCAAGATGGCGCCGGAAGAGCCTTGCCTGGGCTACTACACTACCGGCGCCTGTTCATGTTTCGGCGCTTGGCCGGGGATTAGCCACCCTTTTGAAGGTGCGCTGTCTGCAAAGCCTTGGCCTTGCAGCTTCTGGCTTACCTCAAGAGCGGGCCGAAAGCCGATGTTCGTGTTCGAGTTCGAGCGCGGGTTGTTCAAGTTCAGCGCGCCCAGCCCGGCATTGGAGCCGTTGTTCCAGTTGCCGCCACGATACGGAAGGCGCAGTGTGGCTAACCCTTTACACTTTTCAGCCAGCCGCCAACCATTCGCCCGACTTCGTCCAGGTGCCGGCTCCACACTTCGTACTTCTTCATGGGCAGGTGGCCTTCTTTCATGGCCATCCGGACCCGGTAGCGCATGACATCCAGCTCCACCGAGAGTGCCCCGAGTACCGCTTTCTTGTGGTGTTGCCTGGATGCCTTGGCGGTCAGTCGCGTGAGCTCCGTCATTATCTGGCGGATCTCAGCACTGGAAACATGCTTTTCAGCTTTCGGAAAGTGCCGCAAAGCAGCACGGCCGTACAGCTCCATCTCTTCCAGTTTTTGGGCAATTTTCAGGTTGTGCATGGCTGTTCCAATAAATAGGGGCGCACTGTCGTGCACCCCCTCAAATGGCAAGTCTCAGAGATCAGCCGACAAAAGCGGGCCGAAAGCCGAAGCTCGTGCGCGAGAGCGAGCGCGGGAAGTGCAAGTCCAGCGCGCCCAGCCCGGCAACGGAACCGTGGATCCAGTAGCCGCCACGAAACGGAAGGCGCTCGCCTGAGCTGTTCGCGTAAAGGCGGCCCTGGGCTTCGGTCTCGGTCTGCGGGCTGACCATCAGCCGCTTCATCAGGTCGCTTTCCGTGTAGCCTGCGGCCTTGGCGGTGGCGTTCCAGTCGTTATCAATGCGAGAGTCTTCCGGGGTGCCCTGCGAATTCGCCAGCGTGATGGTGCCGGATTCGTTGGTCAGGAAGTGCCCGGCAGACTGCCAGTTGGCTTCGTCCGCGGTGTAGGCGTTATCGACGGTGCAGAAGATTTCGCCGTCCACGATCTTGAACTGATCCTGCCATTCCCAGACGTTACCCACCAGATCGGCAATGCCGGCGGCGCTGCCGTCGTGCCTCCAACTGGCTGGCCCGCCACCGGTTGCGGTGCGGCCACCGGATCCGGTGACAACAGCCGTTTCATGGTTGGCATCATGGGCGCGACCGTAGTCGGTGTTGCCACGTGGGATGAAGCCGTTGACCTTGCACCACAGCGCAATCGCCGCCCACTCGTGCATGCTCATCAGGTGCCAGCCGGGGCCCTTGTCTTCGCAGGCTGCCTTGGCCGTGTCGTAGTTGATAGAGGTGCGCGGATCCTTGCCGGGCAAGCCGACAGCGCGGCCGTTATGAAGCGAGGCCTGATACTGGCTGACGAAGATTTCCGACTTCTCTTGGCCGTCCACCAGGAAGGCGGTGGCCACGCCGGTGCCCAGAACCGCATCCAGGCCCAGGTCTTCGTAGCGGAATTTCGGGATAACCCGCATGAACGAGGGGTAACCCTGGTCGTCATACAGGACGGTGATGTGACCGCCGGTGGCGGCTTCAACCTGCTGACGCAGGCTGTCGGGGCTGAAGATGATAGACATCGCGTCTACTCCTTATCGTTGAATAGTCCAGAGGGTGATCACCACCTGGTCAGGGTTCAGCGG